TACATGTTCTAAAATAGTTTTGTACTTAGGATTAGATTTAAAATTAGAAAAAGCATCATCAGATGCAACTGCTTCCTTACATGCTTCAAGATATTCTACAGCGATTTGATCTTCTGCTTGCCATCCACTACGATCATCTTGAACAGTAGTGGCAGATACGTCAATAATTTCACTCATGTTAATTTTGGTTTTTGTTGTCTAAGTGGGTCTAGTTGATAGAGATAATTTCCATACATATAATCTTCAGCGACTCTCATGCACTTGGCAATCTCAAAGTTTTCCGCTATTACATCTTTCTTGGATTCATAATACTCTGGTGTGAGTTTATCCCAAGGAATGTCTTTCCAAGGTTCACCTTCATTTAAGAAGATAATACCTTCTTGATTGAAGTATTGTGCCACTCCAGCGGTTCCATAATATACTGGTATTGTTCCACAGGCAAAACAATCTGTCAACTTTTCTGTAAAGTAAGTTGGATAGTTTGCATTTTCTACTGCAAAGGAGAACATATAATCTCTCAATGCTTTTGACTTTTCTTTGAGTGGTAACTCTTGAGGTAATCCCCAACCGAATAGATCATCTCCACCTTGTTTTTTATAATATTCTTCTACGACTTTGAGCCTACGTTGGTGTCCCACAGTATATCCTTTGTTGGAAGCGACCATTGAAACAAGTTTTGACTTTTTATATACTGCCCTATCCATAACCCAAGGAGCAGCATTAGACAAACAATAGAGAAATTTACCATCAGGGCCAGCCTCAGCTGTGAGTCTTTGATCAGCAGTAAAAATACCATCAACACGACCAGCAACAAAATCATAATTATCTTCTATAAATTTGTATTGTTCTGGGATTATTTCCCTAGACTCTAACAACCAAATAAATTTTGGTTTATCAGAATCATCTTCTAAGATTTTAAGTGCCTCTCCATTCACATATAGATTTACTAGACCAGTTCCATTACGAATCCATCTAGTATAAACAGATCTGTTGTTAGCAGATGTAGATGGTTCTAGTGAATCATTACAATATAAATTGATTGGAAACTTTTTATCAGGAGATAACAAAGGGAAGTCTATTCCTGTAGGACTTTTCTTTGCCTTTTCAACTGCCTCTTTAATTGCAGCTGCTTCTGCATCATACTTATTCATAATCCTTTTTCATCTCCTCAAATACTTTTTTCAAACCCTCTTTGACAGAGGTAGTGGGTTGCCAAAATTCTTTTATGTAAGGATCTGGTTCATTCCTAGCATCCTTCTGCACTTCATCCTTCGATTGTGCTGGAGTAATCGTGATCTCCTTTCCAATACTAGAAAATAGTGACTTAATTTCTGACGCAATCTCCAACACAGTTGTATAAACACCAGTAGTAATATGAAGTTCATCGTCAGAACGGAGATCGTGGTACGCCTCCATAACAGTTTCCAACGCCTCGCAGCAGTCCTCCGCATAAAGAAATTCCCTCGCTTCAGTTCCGTCTGTCATCATATCTATATCACCAGATTCAAACCCTTTACGGATAAAGTCAGTGATGACATGAGCTTTGTCATGATCTTTTTCAATACCATATACATTCCAGAACTTGACAATCAATCCACCAAGAGACTTAGTATAAAGTTCACCAACTCTTTTCAATACACCATAAGGAGAGTAAGACATATTACTCATCTGTGATGATGCAAATACAAATGGTTTTTTATACTTCTCTATCAGACCAAAGGCATTTGCCATAAGTCTAGTGTTATTGTCAATGAAATTAAAAGTATGTTGATACTTTTTAAGATAGCGTGATCCCCCTACATCAAATGCAAGAAAATAAACAAAATCTGCCATGTAAATCTTGGCTTCAAGTTCTCCATTAGGAATCATAGTCATGTCTTGATCACTACCATTAGTGATATCAAACTCTAGAACTTCATTCCCCATACGATTAAGGTAGTCAGTAAGATATGCTCCTACTTGACCACCTGATCCCAATACCAAAATTTTACGAGACTTTCCTTCGTAATACATATCCTCATAATCCATGTCTGTAATAACAACCTCCATTAAAGCCAGTCAATAGAATGTTTTTCATCAAAGTTAACAAGACCAGTTCCACTCATATGTCCTACCTCTGTTACATTAATTTTAGGAAATGTAATTCTATTCCAGAAGTCTTCAATCTCTGGCCATTGTGGGCCAATATCATCAAGTAAAACTAAACCTTTCCATCCTTTTTCTTCCAGATATTCAAACATCTCTTCTTCTGCTGTACCATCATGAGGATCAACATCAATCATTATGATAGAAATATTATCATAATCTAGAGTATCATCTTCACGAAAATCTTGAATCTTAAATTCAACATTATCTTTCTTAATACCAGAAGAGGCGCCCTGCTCAACTAAATCATAACTTATAACATTGTTCTTTTCGTTATAAGATAATGCGAGAGCAGATCCGCCTGTCCTTGTACCAACATCTAAGATGGTAGTGTTATTAAATTGTGTTGATAACCAAGCATATAATCTATACTCACTCTGACCAGCAGTAAGCCAGTCATTTGCATTGAGTGATTGTTCTGCGAGGTGAGAAATATCTAAGGATTTGATTGCATCCTTATCAAGTTTGATAGTCTTCTCAGTTACTGTTGGCATGTTCTAGTTCCTTTGATGTAATGTCAACTACGCCATGTTGGCGAGATTTAATTTGTTCAGAGATCCAAGCATAAGTCTTGGCGATTCCTTCTTCAAGAGTCTGTGAATAATCCCATCCAAGTTTCTCTCTTACAAGATCATTGTTTGAGTTACGTCCACGAACACCTAAAGGTGCATCAAGTTTGTGCATCTTTGTCACAACTTTACCTGATACTTTAGCTGCGGTTTCTACCAACTGATTGATAGTAACCATTTCTTCTGATCCTATATTTACAGGGCCTTGGAAGTCAGAGTGCATCAATCTATAGGTTGCTTCAATACATTCGTCAATGAAGAGGAAGGATCTTGTCTGCAAGCCATCACCCCACACCTCAATCGCTCCTCCCACATCTGGGAGTAGTGCGACCTTGCGGCAGATAGCTGCTGGAGCCTTTTCTTTTCCTCCATCCCATGTTCCTTCTGGCCCAAATATATTGTGATAACGGGCAACGCAGACAGGAATATCATAGTTACGATTATATGCCAAGTAGAGACGTTCGGAAAATAGTTTCTCCCATCCATACTCTGAGTCTGGGTTAGCGGGGTATGCTGATGATTCACGGCAGTCAGGATTCTCAGGATCTAATTGATTATGTTCTGGGTACATACACGCAGAACTAGAATAGAATATCTTTGTTTTGTTTACACCTAACAATCTATTCAGTGTAACTTGTTCGTTCAATACATTAAGATTGATTGAAGCAGAGTTGTGCATGATATCAGCAGAGTGTTCATCTGTAAAGATGTAACCAGCTCCACCCATGTCTGCAGCAAACTGATAGATTTCATCAAAGGAGTCTCCTTCGACATCTAATACTCTTGCAACTAAACCTACTTCTCTTAAGTCACCTTGAATGAATTCGTCAGCAGCACTCTCAGTAAAGTCGGGGTACTTAATATCTACACCACGAACCCAATACCCTTCTGATCGTAATCGTTTTACCATGTGACTTCCAATGAAGCCGCCTGCACCCAATACTAGTGCTGTCTTCTTATTCATACAAGTTTAAAATAAACTTCACCTTATTTAGTGTATCACACACTCACTGTTTTCGCAATGACCGTATCTAAAATGTTCACAGTTGGAAACCAACCGAGTTCCATGAGAGGTTCCACATCAGCACACAACTCATCAGGTTCATTGGGTGTGTCCTCCTTGATAGGAAGATGACCCATACCCATGGCATTGGCTAAGTCTATTACAGAAGTCATCTGTCCTGTACCTACATCTATTGTTCCTGTGTAAGTGGTAGGAATCAAAGTTGCAATCGCTCTGACAACATCTAATACATGAACCCAATCTCTCTTATGTCTTGTAATATATTTTGCAGTTCCTTGTTTCAACATTTCATATAACATATCATCTCTACTTCCTTCCTCTGCCCATACATTAAAGAACCTCATACCCACACTGTTAGGTGGAGCCTGTATCTCATTTACTTTCTTTGTTATGGCATAGGGATTCTGCCACCAACTATATGCACCAGCAGAACTTGCATACAACAACCTAGTATTATACTTTCTGCAATAATCAAATATGGGTTTAGATTTTTCAACATTGTTCTCCCAGAATTTATCAGGATTGTCTACACTATCTCTGAGTGCAGCATAGGCTGCTAGATGAATTATGATATCATAGTCTGCACACCCAACGTCCACAAAGTTTTCTATATCATCTGGTCTGTCTAGTCCATCAACATCAAAGATGTCACTGAGAAAATCAAAAACATGTTTGCCAATAAAACCTTTGTGACCTGTTACTAATACCTTCAAGTCGTTCATTCGCTCTGTAAACTTTCCATGTATTGTCTATCATTGATGCCTGCCGTATTTACTTGAGACAATCCAATAGATCCTTGATACCAACCAGTAGCAATATACTTATCACTCATAGGAGGATTACCTCTGTGTAAGTGTGTGTATCCACCAGGCCATATTACAACAGTTCCTTTCTCTGGTTTTATCTTACGTTGTTGGTATAACCATTCTGTCTCTCCACCTTCTTCAACATCATTCAAGTATACCATCCACGCCATAGTTCTATTTTGTAAATTCCAATTTATATCCTCTCCATGAAACATATGATAACCCTGAGTTGGTTCGGTCTTCTGTAAAAGAACAACAGCACTTATGAAATTAAAATTAGTCAGGTATGATATTTCATTTATATAATAATATAAACATCCATTAACAAACTCCATTAGATTTTTTGACTCACCAGGCGAGAAGGCATCTAAACAGATTTGTTTATCTTTTACATGTGTATAATTTCTACCACTTACATATGAAGATTGATCAATATAATCTACAAGAAAGTCACAAAATTTAGGGTTGACAGCATCGGGAAAGACACCTATAAAATCTTCTATTTGATAATTGGGTTGATCCATTTAATCACCAGTATTGTAGGGGGCATGAAGAGGCAGTAAACCTAACTTTGTTTACTAGAAAACAACCACATTCTTTACATAAGAATCGATCTTCATCAAATCTATTACACTCTCTGCATATATCTATTCGTGCTTGTTTTACCTCTGGAGGAACCATTAGGTTCCCATTAGAAACAAAACCTTTTAATATATCATATGCTGTTTTTGAAAAGAATTTTGCCTTTTCAAAATTTGATGGTTCATCATTCATCTTTAATATAACATGGAACTCCAGCGGGGTCTAACCACTTTGTATACTCAAAGTCATCAATGGCAGTTTTGAATTGCATAAAATTATCACAAAGGTACATATCTTTGTAACCATTGTAATTGTTCCACTTTTGTATACGATAGTCTGGTTGACCATTCTCAAGTAGATCAGGCATCTTCACATACCTGTATGGATCATTTTGTACAAGTACTTCAATCATAATAAAATTGTATATACTTTATTATACACAATTCTAATTCGTAAGTCAAGCACCATCATCATGATTCCACATGTGTTCTATATCTCTTGCCTGGCCAGAATCAATAACAGGTTTCAAGACATTCTTATCTGGAACTAATGCTATCTGACCATCTGGAGTATCCAATAAAAAACTTTCACCAGATTGTGCTCGTGAAATTATCTCATCAAAATTCTCTTCCAGATATTTCAGACTTATTATCTTCATTGTTAATCACCAGTTTCTAATTTCGCTGGATTATTATTAGGATCTACTCCTATATCTAATAGTGGAATATAACCCTCAGTATTAGAATCCTCATTTACTTTAGCGACGGTTGAAGTTTGTTGTCTTGATTGAAGCATCTTTAACGCTGCAGAGGCAGTTGTTAACTCGTAAGGATCAAAATCTAAATTATCTCTGGTAGTCATATTGTCAGGAGTTTCTTCTTCAACGTAACACATCTGACAATTATTTTCTACTAATAACACATAACGCCAAGACCTTTTTCCATAACCTTTGTTGTACATCTCAACAACAGTTTGGTTTGGTGTCATTCCTCCTTGAGCACTTAGTCTTAGAGATAAAGCTCCACTACCATCAGGTAGATACTTACAATTTTTAATTTTCATTTTTTTCCACCACGCTTCCATAACATATGGATCGTTCATAGAAACAAAATAGATATCTTCAATATGATTTGGTTGGTCAGGATCACCTATTAAGCATGTATCCATAAACTTTGAATAATTTTTTTCAAAGTCTTTGACCATCTTCTCATCGTTGGGCATAAATGCTCCAGTAAGACCTATGAGAAGAATATCTTTACCATCAAATAAATCTTGAGTGGATTTTTTAACTAATTTTTTACCTTCTATAAAGAAAAGTTCAGCGTTAGGTAATAGGTTCATTTCTTCGCAAATTCTATGTGTATTATATATGCAAGGCAATCTCAAACTCTTTTAAGATTGAAGCATCTGGATCTTGATCTTTTATATTACAATACTCCAACCACCTGAGAGTTGTTTTGTCTGGTTCTTGCAGACGTTTGCCATACAATATGGTATTTACTCTATCATTTAGAGTGCAAAATAAATTGGCAATGTGTTCTGATTCTTTTCCTATAAGAGATTGAATTTCTTCTCTTGTAACATTGATTTTGTACATCTGAAATTCAGTGCCATATATTGAATGAAAAAGAGCAGCTACTATTTCTTTCATAGGTCTATCATATGAATACATTAAACCAGCGACTCTTATCGAGTGTGAAAGAAGATCTGAGTCTCGGTGAGGTATTTTACCAGCACCTAAGTTACTCAGATACTCAATATACTCAAGCATTAAAGTAGTCTTTTCTGTAGTATCTCCCCAGAACATTGCTATTATAGTATGCTGGTTCTCCATTGTCAAGCGACTCTGTTAAGACATCATTGATAAACAGTTGTCGGGTCTCTTCATAGTTGGTTTTCCCCAGAGTTGTATGGAGAGACAAGATCTCTCTTGAAAAATTCTCCTTTCCATAGGCGGATACGTCGGACTTGAGTTCGGGGGACGATCCATAATATTTCTTCCAATCTGATTCTTTAGTGACTCTTCTCTTGCCTCCCTTAGGCTTGCGTTTCTGTACGAAATATTTTCTACCGATGTACTTTTTACCTGTTGTCTTATTTGTAATGAGGTAGACGTAACCGAAGAAATCGCCAATGTCGTCAGAAGTAAAAGGTTTACCCTCATATAGCCAGGGGTTTTCGTAAACTCCTCCTTCAACCATTTCATGATTTTCATATCTTTACACTATGTATAACAGGTTTTTCATTCCTCAAAACGTTGTATAGATCTCTGTTTTCAGATGCAGATACAGGATAGAACTCAGCACTGGCATCAAATCCATCATACCTTTTTGCTTGGTTGATTACGATAGATCCCTCCTCTCCTGATTGTGATCTGTGAAATGTACCACGAGGTATGACTAAGGCACCACTGGTGCGATTTAGATGCACTATATGGTACGGATACTTCCAAGTATAGTTGACTAACTCAAAGGTTCTTTCACCTGATACAACTCGATTATAGTCGTCTTGAAAACTATGAATATAAAATTGCTTTGCTCCGACACTATCATTTGGTGGTGATATGGCAGCACCTGTATGCACTACAAGGTCTGCAGCATTTGATTCATCAACTGATATATCATAAAAGATAACATCCTCTGTCTCACGGAAGACACGATGCTTCTTAAAATTCACGTCACTCATTCTAAAGTGTAATTACTTTTCTATTATTATACTCGCTTGTGGTGTAACTGTCAATCCTTTTACAAATCTTTGCCCAATAGGAGA